CACGTCAGCTACACGTCACCTCAGCCGACAGAACGACATATTAATCTGCTACCAAATATGCGTGTAGTATAATTTACATTATGTTAAATAGAACGACCAATCGGTCGGTCGGTCGGTTGATCATTTGACTTGAAAGGAAGCACGGAAATTTCATCAGCTAGACTTACTGACTAAGGAGGCTAACCCAATCCAACATAAAAAACAACAAATATTAATAATTTAATGAAAAAAAAATAAACTACTTAACTATCAACCAATCAATACTTTACGAGCATATAATGGTGGATTTAGTCAAAGAAAATGAAAGAAAATAAAAAAAAATGCAATTTTATTGTAACATTTCAAATAGTCTTGCGTTATAGTATTTGAGAGGCAAGAGAGCCTTGATTGATTAAAGACTTATTGGAAAGGTACACGATGCAAAAGAGTATATGTAGAGGGTATGAATGTCGTTAGGTTATGGGTAGACATAAATAGATGTTCAGAGAGTGTTACATAAAGGGTGATTGCAAGACAAAAACGATAGGGGAGAACGGTGTTAACGCTTCCGCCAAAACAAAACAAATAACCTACTTGTGAGGGTTCGATTCCCTCTATATAAATGTGGTGCAAGTAACAACAATAAGGTGCAGTTAGAATGACTATTAATAGGAGCGATACCTACTGCACCGCTAACCAATAAAACCTAGAAAAAATGAACAAGATAAGAACAGAAGTATGTGAATTATATATGAGTTTAGAATTAGGAAAAATTTTTGATGCATACCACGACTATATGTACGAGATGAGAGATTTGGTATTCTACCTAGAAGATGATGACATTGATGAGGCAAAAGATATTCTCAAAAAATGCAAGGCTATAATTAAAGCACAAAGCATATTGAGAGCTAGTGGACTTAAAGGTTAACTGACGAGGTCTCAATGACCGAAATGCCGTGAGGCATCTTAACCAATAAAAACCTAGAAATTATGATTGAAAGTAGAATCATCAGAATCGAGAACGGCTATGAGATTATAGGCTATTTCTTAAACAAAGTATTAATCAAAACATCCCGAATGAAAGTAAGGGGATGGAAATAAACAAATAACAATATGAATGCAACAATCCAATTCACAACTGCATACGGGAAGTATGTCGTTATGAGCCGTAATTTTAACGATGAAAATCATATGAACAATTTCATCAGTTATGTAAGTAAGAAGTACAGCTATACCTTTGATGAGGTGTGGTATTAACTAACAATTAAAACCTAGAAAAAATGACAAGAGAAACTTTAGAAAGACTTCTTAATGAAGCGTGTGAACTACTTATTATATTTGAAGATAGTAATATAGCTAAGAAAAAAGATAAATTAAGAATCAATGCGATATTTAATGAGATTAAATTTGCTAATGATATAAATGATGAACTGGCTCTTACATTTTCAGAGTGGGCAGATAAACAAGATTAACTGACAAGTATTAACCAAATAAACCTTAGAAATTATGAAGAACTATTTAGCATTTGACAAATTACGAGAAGATGGAATGAACTTATTAGAAAAATACTCTAATTTGTTAGACCAAGACCATCATATTACATTCGTAGGGTTAGTAAAAACAGAACATACACTAACAATCGATTCAGAAACATTTGGTAATGATGTATGTTACTATCTCAATTTAATAATTGAAATACTGACAAGTTACGAAGATTTAATGGATAAAGAAGACCAAGAGATGTTTGATGACATATGCACAATATCTTTACAGATAGATAAATTATCAGATTATAAAGTTGGGGCGTTGATTATACACAATAAACTACCTTATCAAGTTATGGATATTGACTTTGATGACATAACATTATGTTTAGGTAATGGCGAAGAAAATGAAATGTGGATTGAAGTAAATGAATTAAACTAAACCCTAGAAAAAATGAGAAAATCAAATAAAAAAATCAGAACTCAAGCAGATTATTACTTACAAATGATGAGTGTTAATCAGTTGAATGTTGAGATAAGTAAAACTTTGGTTGACCTATCAGAAGATGGTGATGCAATGAGTAATGTAAATCAAATAGAAAATTTTACAAGGATTTTATTTTACCTCAGATATGAATACAAACCAAACAATTAAAACCTAGAAATTATGAAAACTCACGAAAACAAAAACAAAACAAAACGCATTTGGTATGATACACGTTTAAGACTTTGGACTCTTCAAGATTTAGATAGTCAAGAAAATCAAATTGGAAACGTGGACTATTCCGTTGATAGAAAAAATGCTTTTGAATGGCTGAAAGAAGAAAGTAAATAAATTAACTAAACTAAAACCTAGAACTTATGAACGGAACAATCAGAAAAATAACAATCACAGAACAATTAAAAAGAAACATCAACTTTATCGGCATCAACGATATCAAGCATCCTATACACGGAATAATAGACGTTGATAGAAGTAAGCTAACAGACCTACTCAAGTACGAGGAGGGTCACTTGATTCGATTCAAGAAAGAAATGTTTAACAAAGGTTAACTGACGAGTCTTAACTAGACGAAACGGCATCACAAGGTGCCGTCTTAACCAATTAAAACCTTACACAATGGAAAAATTAATGTTTGGCTTGGCTATTTTCTTAGGAGGTGGCCTTGCAATTACCTTGCTATCTACGATAGTAATTCTTGTTATTGACGGATTTCCAACTCTATCAATATGAAAGTACAAATCACAAGTAGCTACGGTTTCGACCACAACTGGACGTTGTGTGTTGACGAAAAAGAATTCTACCTTGGGCAGGACGTAAAGTTTTGCTCAAGGGTATTGGGTATGTCTCCATCCTATATCGTACAACAAATAGGAAGCGGTGAACTTGAAGACCCAAAAATAAACACTAGACTAGCAAAATTTATTGTGAAGTCATTAGGATTGACCAAGAAAAAATTAATGAGTATGAACACGTGGGAATTATGTTCCCAATAAAAAGTAGAAATTATGAAAGCTAAAGAAATAGAAATCAATAAATTTATAGATAGATTTTCAGTAAACTTTAACAAGTCTATAGATGCGTACAAATTAATGCAAGATGGGTATGTATGGAGTAATGCTGATGTTTATAATTACATCTATGAATTTAAAAATGAGATGCTAAATATAGAAGAGAAATACATTATAGAAGAAGTAACAGATTACATTAAACTTATTAACCAATAAACCTTAGAACTTATGTCAAAAGAAAAATTGTATCGAAACAAAGATGGCGAATACCTCTACCTATTCAATTGGATAGGTGGTGGATTCAACGATGAGTGGGGACTTAACAAAAGAGAGGCCATTAAAAAAGTAATGAAAGAACGAAGAGAGGGTGAATTAAAATACCCTACCCACGTGAAATTAAGAATCGATTTAAAAACAATGAGGCGTTGTACCTATAGTGAGTACCAAGCCCAAAACAGAATGGGATGGATGTTAACAATGTAAAACCTAGAACTTATGAAAACAATTATTTTTATGTGGTACTTAATGACAGGTACTATTATCCCTCAAAAAGAGGTTGACGGCCGTATGACCTACCGAGTAGAGTTTAATTCTCTTACAGAAATAACGGAGGGGAATCAAACCTTTATCGGAACAAATGTAGATTATGCATACAAAGGAGAAATTCTACAATGGATAGAAACAAATGAATTTAAGTATAACGAAGAACTTTAAAAACCTAGAACTTATGAAAGAGAACAAATTAATTGCAGAATTTATGGGTGTTGATGAATTAAAATTCGATACCGATTGGAATTGTTTGATGCCCGTTGTTGAAAAATGCTACAACACAAAAGAAAGCTACAACTTACACAAAGATATTGAAGATGCTTTTATATATAAATTCGATGATAGACTTGAAGCAGTATATCTTGCAGTAGTAAGCTTTGTTAAAAGTTACAATGAAGCTATGGGACAAGAAGCAGTTTACTCAATACGTAATAACAATTAAAACCTAGAACTTATGGAAAGATATGCAAGAAAATGTGATGCTACGGGACGTGGTATGAACGAGGGATATGTTGTTGGTGATGGAGAATTATATTTCTCTGAGGAGCAACACGTAATAGATTGGATAAGAAGTCGTGGTGGTACTCACGGCCTATCTGACGAGTACATACTTAACGAAGCACACGGCTTAGAGGAGTACTACTACACGGAGTGGGAAGAAATTGACGAGGACCTATATTATGACGAGGATGGAAACGAGTATAAACTTTAAAACCTAGAACTTATGAGAGTAATTAGAATCAACACATCAGCTTGGTCAGAAGAGGACTTCTACCTAGTAACAACACTTGACGATGACCAAATCGTTGAGGTAATAAACCCACTTGTAAACGCAGAGAGGGACGGATACGAGGAGTACGATAACGATAGCTTGTTGCAAGCATTGAAAGATAGATTCCCTTTAGAGTATGTAGATATGTACACAGAATTCGACAAGCTAACATTCTAGACGATGATTGTGAACCACAGACAGACGACCCTAGACTTTTTAGAAAAGCAGAGGGACTTAGACGACAGGTCGACATTCCAACTATACCTAATAATAGAAACGATGACCTCGTTGATTGAAGACAAAGACCTACAAGAAATACAAACCACATTTAAAAACCTAAAACCATGTACAGAACAATAGATCAATTGACCGAAGACGAGTTGCTTGAATTATCCGACAGAGAGGGTATGACAATCGACCAATTAAAAGATGAATTCAGCTCGACAATATTTGTTGAGGAAGATTTTTTTTGTAACCTATAAACCAACATAAAATGACAAGAGAACAAATAATGCAAACGGGAGGAAAGTTCTTCTCATTGACGTTCATCAAGAAAGATGGAACGGCCAGAAAAATTACTGCGAGAATCGGAGTAAGAAAAAACATCAAGGGTGTAGGACTATCGTTCAATCCATCAGACCACGGGTTGATAGTCGTGTACGACATCCACAAGAGAGCCTACAGAATGATAAACCTAAACACTATTGTGCTAACAAATGTTGGTTTATGTTGATTTAATGTTGATTTTTTTCACTTAAATAACTATTTATCAATATGTTATGTTGGAATGTTGATTTTTCACCCAAAACTAGCGTAGAAAATTAACCATAGTATATGTACTATTATATATATATATATTTTTTTTTTCATTCTATAGAGTAAAAATTAACATTCTAACATTAACCTAGCTACCATAAGGGATTCAACTATGTTGATTTCATTTCAACTTAACATTTTTTATTCATTTCTAACATTCTTAACATTATGAAAGCAACAATCTATCCAACCTTGAGGTGCGTAGACATTACTCACGGGGTTGAAACGCAGACAATTTATTTTAGTCAGTTAGACGAATGGTCGTCAGTAACAATTAACGGCCAAGATATCGACCTACACTTCGACTATGAGTTACGCTCAGACTTTGGAACAAAGTTAGAGTGGCTGAGCCACATCATCCAAGCCTATAGCTCGACAGATTCTGAATACACGAAACAATTAATAACTAAAACAGAAGTAGAAGTATGAAGCAATACCACATATGCTACTACATAAGCGACATCTTGTGTACGGGCATAACAATTGAAGCGTCAAGTATCCGTGACGCATTACGAAAGGTCGGTACTAATATTAACAACATAATTTACATACATGCTAAAGACCAAAGTTACGAGGGATGAGTACATCCAATCGTTAGACGTTGTCGAAAAATACCACAGGCAGATAAAGAAGCGTATGCTAGTAAATGAATGGCTGTGCAAGAATGCAGTAAGCAGAAGACTTCACAACGTATTAATGAGGCTACCTCACCTATACATTGATGACGTGACACCTGACGACATAATCAAGTCAAAGGGTGGCGGGATAAAGTCATTCAATGAGTTCAAGTCTATATATGCAAGCGGTGTAAGATAACGCCTATGATACCAATAGCGATTCTAGTAGTAATAATTTTATTACTCAGAGCAGATTTAATTTACTCAACACTTAGTGCGATAATATTATTTCCGATAACATTATTCTGCTGTGCTTGGGCTTTTTTTAATTTACTAAAACTTTTTTACCCATGAAAAAAATAATCTTTACGATAGCTGTGATGCTATCGATCAACGCAAATTCTCAGACCCTTGGACTAGAAAGATTCAAGAGATCGGAGGGCAACATGAAGTACATCTTGTTTAATAATTTACAAGACGCATTAGACACCTACAAGGCAGTAGTTGAGGACAACGGGTTCTTTTACAAGGACGCTATGTACGAGCTCACGTATGACGAGGAGGTGCTATTGTCTTATACAATTACAAATGAGAACGATGCGTGCATGTTTTTTATTGCAACCCGTCCAACGGGAGGTTACATCTTAGAGGTGTACACCATACCAAACGACAAACAAATTGATGTTAGGGACAGCAAAAGAAGTAACGGGGAATTTTTTACGTACCAATTTGACCCAGAAAAATGAAAGCTTGGGAAGACGTAAGCAAGCCAAGTAGGTCTTTGTACCGCACAGCATATAGCGAGTGGTACATCGACCGAGGGGTGAAGATAGAGAGATTCACCAAAGACGAAAGTGTTGTTGTCAAGAACACGATGACATACACGGACAGCTACGATGACATAACCCCTGAACAGCTACACATATTTGAAAATATGGGATGGGACGCAGGGGTTGTCATGGTAAACATCCAAACCAACGACAATAGGATTGAGTATTACAACGGCCTAATGAGACATGCAATAATAGACAATGACACTACACAGATAGACAATGTTCTACGAAAAAGAGAGGAATTGTTGAAAAAAAATGTAGATTTTCGCTTGGAATTCAATAAATTATTATCAACTTTGTAAAAAAATCAAATATGTCACACTGGAGAAATTTAATGAAGGACAACAAGTACCTAGGAAGTTGGGACTTGGAGGTCAACGGGAAGTACGAGCCCACTATCGTAACAATTGAGAAGATATACCAAGACGTAATGTTTGGTGAGATGGGCAAGGAGGACAAGGTGTTCATCAAGCTAAAGGAATTTGAGAAGAGCATGGTCTCTAACAGAACGAATTTCAAGAGGTTGGAGACATTCTTCAATTCATTCAACCCTGACGACTACACCTCCAAGCAGATAGTATTGTCTGTCGAAAAGGTAAAGAGTCCTCAAGGCATGGTTGACGCACTGAGATTCAGCACACGACCACTACCAAAAAAGGAGCTACCATCACTACCTGATGAGAAGCTACCCGTAGCTGTTGAGTCTGTGAAGTCTGGTCGTACTACCATCGATAAGATTCAGAGGCAGTACACACTGACGGCTGATCAAATTAAAATGTTTACAAATGAAGATTAGGTCATCATCGTGCTCCCCGTTATTTATGGGGGACGATGGGTTGACTGACATACAGCAAGCCCAACTTGACGAACTGCTATCAAAGATTAAACTTACTGATGCTCAAGCAATTAAGCGTGACCACCTACAGCAAAAGTCTAACACTGTTGAGCTGAGTAAGGGTGCAAAGACCCTTATCGAGGAGTACATCAATAGGGAGTTCTATGGGTACACTGAATCATTTTCAAACCCTAAGACTCAAAAGGGATGGGACGTTGAGCAGGAATCTATTGACATATACAATAGGATTTTCTTTACCAACTACCACAAACAAGCTGAGTTTGACAAGTACTACCACATATCTCATGGTATATCGGTTGGTCATCCTGACATTGTTGATTGTGAGAATAAGAAGATAATCGACATAAAGTCCTCTTGGTCAAAAAAGACTTTTCCCAAGACGATTGAGCAGGCCTACGACCCAAACTATGAGTGGCAGGTAAAACATTATCTCTACATTATGACTAAGATGACGGGAGATGACTGGAGACATGGCGAGGTAGCATTTATTCTCACCACCACTCCTGAGGAGTTAAAACCTGATTATGAGGACGACAGCCTACACTACATGGAGCACCTAGACGACAACTTGAGGGCCACTGTGTTTAGCGTTGAACTTACAGATAAAGATATTGTCAAGATGGACAAACGGCTAGCTACTGCCGAGAAGTATGCAATTTTTTATTCTAATTTATTAAAAAACAAAAATGTTTAAAATTAAAGGAACAATTAAGATGATTGGCGAGACGAATGTTATCAATGACAAGTTTCGCAAGCGTGATTTTGTACTAACATCTGAGGATGACATGTACCCACAACAAATTTCATTTCAAGTTATGCAAGACAAGTGTGACGATTTGAATAACTTTAAAGAGGGCATGTCTGTCGAGGTGTCATTTAACTTGCGTGGTAGAGAGTGGACGAGTCCAACTGGTGATGTGAAGTATTTCAATACACTTGAGGCTTGGAGAATTGAGACTGCACAAGAGAGTCCAACAGCTGTTGTACCAGAAGAGAAGGTCGAGGAGGACCTACCATTCTAATGGAGTGGCTAGTATTTTACCTTTTGTTTTCGGGGATGTATACAATGGGTGTGTCATTTAAAAACCAAGCAAATTTATTTGAGTTCTTTATGCTTTTAGTCTTATCTATTATTACGGGTTGGATTTTAATGCCAGTACACATAGGAATGTGGATGGACTTAAACGATAAGTCATAGGTTCAGTTAGAGTTTCTGAGGTTAACCAACCATAATTGGAAAAAACTCTGGGTAGGTATCTTATGGGGTAGCCTACCCTTTTTTAAAAATCTAAAATTTAATTAAATGAAATGGGAATCAAGCTTTAGCCATGGCCAAGATAGTATTGTACATTCAGTAATAGAATCATTCAAAGAAAGATCGACATCTGGAATCAAAAAATACAATACCACACTTGACAGAACGGACCTAAGTCCATTAGATTGGCTTACACACTTACAAGAGGAGCTGATGGATGCGACTCTTTACGTTGAACGTTTAAAAAAAGAAATCAAATGAAAGAAATAATGAAGGGAAGAATTACTCAAGAGGTAAAAAGAAAAGAAAGAAGACAGGAGTATATTTCAGCCTTAATAGGAATAATAATAGGATTATCATTTGGTCTAGTTGCTAGTGTTTTCATGTACAAGGACGCTGAGTCGTGCCATGAATTGCTAGAAGAAAATAGACTTTTAAAAGAATTATTGTATAACAATTAAAACAAAACAAAATGAAAAAAATAATGATGATTGTGGCAATAATAATTGCTACTTTAAGTTCTTGCACTAAGGAGGACATCACGTGTAACCCTACAACTTGTGGTGCTATAGTTAACGATGGTATAACAGATGGTTGTTATTGGTTAGAGATAGAGAATGATTGCTCAGGCAACAAGAAGAAGTTCTGCTTTGATCAAAGTGTATGGATGAATGCATACGTTGGCACTAACTTTTGTGTTACGGGTGTACAACCTTGGTAAATTCTTATTGGTATGGATAAGCCAAAACTTGTCCATACCTTTTTGGATGGTAGGTCATGTACATCTTTCAACAAATGTATATGCTGATATCCATGAGATACTAATGTCCTGTGGCATGAACATTATTGTAGCCATTGGTTTTATAATAGACTATAGGGATAACGCTAAATAAAGTTTACAAAAACCTACATTTTTGTCACATATATTTTACATTATTGTGACAGATAAACGGAATTAAACCAATTAACTATAACAATTTAAACAAGAACTATGACACCACAAGAAAAAGCACAAGAATTAGTAGCAAAAATGGAAAAGGATTTCCAATATTTTGCAAGTAGAGAAATAGCAATACAACACGCATTAATAGCAGTTGATGAGATATTACATACTTGCGTAGAATCAATGATGTACTATTGGCAAGAAGTTAAACAAGAAATAGAAAAATTATGAAACTAGAAGTATTTACAGAAATCTTAAATAGACTTAGGAAACAATCAGACAAGGAACATGCATTGTATGTATTAGATATAGATACTATTAATTTCTCAGACAATTATACTTCAGTGATAAACATTTTATTAGAGGTGTACTATGGTAAAGATGGAGCAGATTGGATTGGTTGGTATCTATGGGAGAGAGATCCTCTTGGAACAATTGACCAAGCAACTACTAATGACGGCTTACCTATTTGTTATGATATTCAGTCATTATGGGAAGAGGTAGAGCAGTGTAGGTTGGACAATACAAAAGAGTATGAGCTACCTGTCAAACTAACAGATGAGGAGAGGTTAGAAGTGCTAAAGATAATTGCAAAAGGAATGTAGCTAATATGTTAGCTATTAATACCTATTTGTCCCAATTCTAGCTAATATATGGGACAGTTTAATTAAATAGAAATGATATGAAACCAAAAAATAATTCTTCAGCCAGAATTGCTATGAAGGACATTTCAGAATATTTACATAATCAAGACATAAAGATAGTTGATGAAAATCAAGATGTATGGATTGTAACGCCTTCAAGAATGCAAAATAAAGAAACAAGAAAATTAAATTCAAAATTGGGGTTGCACAAAATAAATAAATTTTGGATCAGGGTGTCTCGTAATAAATAAACCTTTAAATAAAAAAGATATGAAACAAACAGCAGTAGAATGGTTAGAACAACAACTGTATAAAGCAGGATGGGAGCAATTAACTCATGAAGAAAAAATGAATATTTGTTGCACTGCAAAAATGATGGAGAAAGATGAGATATCAGATAAAGTATTATTTGAACAAGCCACTGTAGCAATGGAAGAACATTATGGTTATGATTGTGAAACAGAAATAGATGCTTACTTCAGAGGTGCTAAGTGGATGCAAAAAAATATGTATACAGAAGAACAAGTTAGAGAAGCAATAGAATTTGCAAGGGGACATCATAAAATGACTGATACACAATTTATAGAAACTTTAAAATAATATGAAAACACCAATGCAAGAATTACTAGAATGGGTAAGAAGAACTATGCCTATGGATTTAGTTCTACCTCAACAGATTGAGGATAAAATACAAACTTATATACCTAAAGAAAGAGAAGTCATTAGGTCTGCATACATGGATGGTCAAGATGATGTACTTGAGCAATGCAACTGTAAACTAGAGACTCATCTTAATTCACTACACTATTATAATAGAACCTTTAAAAACTCAGAACAATGATAGGAAAAGATGATTTAAGAAACAAAATGGATGTAAAGTTTTACTGCTCAAAACATCCTGAAAACGAGCTAACATTTTCAACTGATTTATCCAAAGTAGGTGCAAGTAGTGCTTATGAAGTGAATGTCAAAATAGTAATACATCCTTGCCATAGATGTCGGCATGAAGTAGAACGAATTGAAAATGCTGTGAGTGTTTTGTTGTCTGTCAAAAATGGCAGGTAAACACAGAGTATCACTGATGATACTCTGTAAAAATTATAAATAACAAGTAAAACTTATAAAAATGAGACAGATAGTATATAATTCAGTAAAATGCCTTGAGTGTAATGAGGTATTAGTAAGTAGACATAGGCATGACTATGTAACGTGTAGTTGTCCCAATGATGCTATGGTAGATGGAGGCAACGAGTATGGCAGGTATGGTGCAATGGACATGGAAAAGATTAAACTTTATTATGTTTATGAAGATGATGACTTTGAGGTTGTAAGACAACATGCAACGAGAGGTAGCAGAGGTAAGGATGGTAAAGACCCACTAACTTGGATAGCTATTGCTGATATGGACGATGACTACCTAGAGGCAGTACTTGACTATGGTGGTGTTGATTGGCACCTTGATTTAATTAGGAAAGAGATAGCATATAGAGATAGTTTATTAACTAAAAAACTGGACAAATGAAGATGATACTAGAGTATGATTGTGAAGAAGAGTCAGACGATGCAAGGACGGCCTTAGATGGATACAAGTGGAAAATGGCCATGTGGGAATTAGACCAACTTCTTAGAAGTGCAACAAAGCATGGTTCCTTTGAAAGAAGAGAAGCTACATCTGAAGAGATGGACATGGCTGATAAGATAAGAGATGCTATAAGAGATATATTAAATGAACATAACTTAAATTTAGACTAAGATGACACAAGAAAAAGCAAATAATATTTTTGAAACAGAAATAGGGCAACAACTTTTATCTATATACTGCACCTCTGATGATAGAGCATTTATTAGATATGAAGAGGCACAAATACACACAAACAATATGATTAATTCAGTTGGTTCACAAGAATTTATAGATACAACCATAACAGAATGGTTTCCAGAATAAACACTAAAATAAAATAACATGAAGAAAGTAGTTTGTATTAATGACAGAAAATTGCCAGAGGGGGCAGAAGTTGTGAATGGTAGGGAGTACCGTGTCATCAATGAATTTATAAATTCTTATGACCAGAGGGTGTTTATTATATCTGGAATAAGGAACAAAGGAACTACTAAAAATGGATTGATGTGGCATGGATACTCCTCAAGCCGATTTGCCGATTTGGATTTACTATCGATTGGTATTGGAGAATATAGTGAAGAATTGTCTAATTAATAAAATATAATAAATGATAACATACTTTAAATCAATCAGTGATACATCTTCTCCATTCTACCGTGACATCAATGTTGCATTAGACAGGATAAGGTCTGGCAAGTCAAAGGACATAGTTGAGTTAGTAAGGTCTGAGACAAACAAAGACATGCGTAACGAGAAGAAGAAGTTGTTGCCAGCGATATGTTTTTCTGGCACCTTCTCTAAGAGAGCAGACAACTCTATCGTTGATCATAGTGGATTTATTTGTTTAGACTTCGATGGCTTTGATGGAAACATAGAGGACAAAAGATTAGAGTTGATAAACGATAAGTATGTATACTCTGTCTTTACCTCTCCATCTGGTGATGGATTGAAGGCGTTGGTCCGCATACCAAAAGACCCGATGAACCATAAGAAATATTTTCTGTCACTACAGAAGCATTTCTTTTGTAAGGAGTTTGATGTGTCTTGCAAGAACATAAGCAGGGTGTGTTATGAGTCCTATGACCCTGATATCCATGTTAATGAATTGTCTTTGGTGTGGTATGAGATGGAGAAGGACCCAGAATATAAAAAGCCAATAGTAAAAACAATAACTATTGTAAACGAGGACGACATCACAAAGAGGCTGTCTATTTGGTGGGAGAAGAACTATGGCATGGTCAGTGGTTCTAGAAATAATAACCTATACATACTGGCCTCTGCACACAACGAGTATGGAATTTCAGAGTCGTTATCAACACTAGTCCTTATGTCTTATGATACTGCTGGTGATATGGCTAGAGAGATACCACAGATAGTATCTAGTGCATATCGAAACAAGGCATCATTCAATACTAAGTTCTTTGAGGATTCTGAAAAGATTTCCACTATTAAGAATAAGATACTAAATGGTACCCCAGCATCTGAGGTAGATGGGTCGGAATTCGTTACCATTGATGAAGATGAATTTTGGACAAAATCTAGCAAGGGTAAGGTTGACTTGGTTCCACATTTATTTAGGCTGTACTTACAAAACAATGGGTTCTATAAGTATTATCCAGTTGGATCAAACAACTTTGTCTTTGTTAGAGTTGTCAATAATACCATCAGCGATGTTAACGAGGACATGATAAAGGACTTTGTACTAGAGAAGTTGTTAGCTATAGACGACATGTCTATATATAATTTCTTCGCTATGAACACGAAGTTCTTTCAAGAGACCTTCTTAAACTATGTTGCAAAGATTGAGCCTGAATTTATGGTTGACACTCCTGACGAGGCTTACCTGTACTATCAAAACTGTGCAGTCAAGGTTACACGGGACGAGATATTTAGTATTGACTACAAAGAATTGACGGGCCATGTTTGGGAGAAGCAAAAGATAAACAGGGACTTCAGTAAGTCAAGCGTTGTTGATTGTGAGTTTAGGGTATTTATTAAAAATATTTCTGGCGACAACACTGAACGTCTAAAGTCTATGGAGTCAACACTTGGCTACCTTATGCACAGTCACAAGCCAGCCAGCTACTCACCAGCGGTTATATTAAATGACGAGGTGATCAGCGATAATCCAGAGGGTGGTACTGGTAAGGGTATCTTTGTAAAGTCTATAAGCCACATGAAAAAGATGGTAATTATAGATGGCAAGGGATTCAGTTTTCAGAAGTCATTCCCATACCAAAGGGTACAGGTAGACACGCAAACACTTGTCTTTGATGACGTTGCACGTAACTTTGACTTCGAGAAGTTGTTCTCTATCATTACTGAGGGGATAACACTTGAGAAGAAGAACAAGGACGAGATACACATCCCATTTGAATATTCCCCAAAGATTGTTATAACGACAAACTATGCGATCAAGGGTGCAGGAAATTCATTTGAAAGAAGGAAGTGGGACCTTGAGTTCAAGCAGTACTACACCAAGTCCTTCACTCCTGAGAGTGAGTTTGGCCACATGCTATTCACTGGATGGTCTGACGAGGAGTGGAACAATTTTGATAACTACATGATCCAAAACCTACAGTTCTATCTGTCTAGTGGACTATCGAGAAGCGAGTTTAAGAATCTTGCTACACGAAAGTTTATTGCAGAAACGTCTGGTGATTTCTGGGAATGGTGTACTGGTACTGACAACTACATGACAAGGCTAAACGCTGTGTCTTTAGGTCAGGAGCTGTACAATGACTTTTCCATGCAGTATCCAGACTGGGGTCAGTACGGCAAGTACAAGATATCCCACAACAAATTTTATAGGTGGATAGACTGCTACGGTGATTTTGCGTTTGGTACCAAGCCTAACATATCAAGAAACGCACTTGGTAAGACGATAGAATTTATATTAAAGAAAGATGAAAATTTACTCTTAAACTTTTAACTATGGAATACTCAAGTTTTATTATCAAGGAAAGATGGGAGATAACAAAGAAGTTATTTCAATTGTCTAGAAAAGATTCTAGACGTAGTAATGAATTGTCAAGTAGCTGTGACGACTATCGTGTTGCTTACGACTACATAACTGGAGCCTCTGATTTATTGCCATACGTTCCATTAGACAGCCTTAGAGTTCTTAGAAGGAGTTTGTTAAAGCTGGACGAAAAGATAAACGCAGACACAATAGTTGAGGTAAAGTATTGGATTCAAAAACTACAGGATGATGCTTCGTGAATATCAAGTAGACATAGCAAATAGGGCTGTAGAGATACTAAGACTAAAGAAAATAGTCTACCTAAGCATGGAGGTTAGAACTGGAAAGACTCTGACCTCATTTGAAACAGCAAAATTATATGGTGCGTTGAGGGTTCTTTTTATGACAAAGAAAAAAGCTATAAAGAGTATCCAAGACGACTACGATAACTTTGGATACTCTAAGTACTTTGAGCTAGTAGTAGCAAACAACGAGTCAATACATAAGATTGACGGTAGCTTTGACTTAGTGGTGCACGATGAGTCACATAGGTTTGGATCATTTCCTAAGCCATCACTTGGTGCCAAACAATTTAAGTATAGGTACTCAAGCATACCACTTATTTTATTGTCAGGTACACCAACGCCAGAGAGCTTCTCTCAGATGTACCATCAGTTTTGGATAAGCATATACTCACCATTTAGGGGATATGCAAACTTTTATAGGTGGGCAGACGACTACGTGATGAAGTATCAAAGAAAGATAAACAGCATGCTAGTCAATGACTATTCAAAGGGAATAGAGTCAAAGATTATGTCTGTTGTTTCTCAGTACATGATAAAATTTACTCAGGCTGAGGCTGGATTTTCTTCAGAGATAGAGGAGGAGGTCATACACCTAAAGATGAAGCCCGTTACCTACAGCATATGTAAAAAGCTGAAGTCAGACTTAGTTGTCGAGGGTAACAACGAGGTCATACTGGGAGACACCCCTGCAAAGTTAATGCAGAAGCTACACCAACTATACAGTGGAACCTGTAAGTTTGAGACTGGCAACTCTATGGTACTTGATCTGACTAAGGCTGAGTTTATCAAGTCGCAATTTGCGACCGCAAAGATTGGTATATTCTACAAGTTTAAAGAAGAACTGAATGCACTAATTCAAGTTTATGGTGCAGAAAACTTGACATCAGACATCGAGGAGTTCAACTCCAGCAACAAGTCTATAGCCCTACAGATCGTTAGTGGCAGGGAGGGTATATCTTTAAAGAACGCAGAGTACTTGGTTTTTTACAACATCGACTTTTCTGCTACATCATTCTGGCAGGCGAGAGATCGTATGACCACCATGGACCGTTTATTCAATAAGATATACTGGATATTTGCTGAGGGTGGAATTGAAGATAAGATATATAAGGCCGTGAAGGCAAAGAAAAAATACACCGTAAACATTTTTAAAAAGGACTATGAAAGAGAATAAACTAAAAGGACCACCTGATCCATCGGAGAGGGCAAATCGATTATTGTTTTATATTGGCATAGACGCTGGTATAAAAGACGTAGTGCAAAACATAAGCGAGGCGTTGAAAGAAGGAAATAAAGAAAGAACGCTTTATTGCTATGAAGTCTTGTATCATCTAACAGTATTTAAAGTAGGACCATGAAATTACTTAACGACCCAATGGTCAAGCTTTTAATAGATAAGTTTGACCTAGAAACTCCTCCAATAAATGTATTGGAGATATCAAAGTATGAACTTGATGGAGACTGTATAAAAATAAAAGAGATAAAAGTTTTGGATATTGACATGAACTTTGTTAGATTTGCAAACATTAATAAAGTTCTACCATATTTAAGTAGCTATTATACAGTATTTAATGACCGAGCAACAGATCCAGTCGAAACTAATAAAGAAACTTGAGACCGAGGGTTACTATGTCATAAAACTATCTGTAACAAATAAGCCAGGGATACCCGATCTACTAGCGATACCTAAAGATTCTAACGTTGAATTCATTGAGGTTAAAAAGAAAGGGCAGAAGCCAAGACCACTACAAATATATAGGATGAATGAAATCAAAAAACACGGAGCCAAGGCCTGTTGGTATAATGGTGAGGCATACTTTGACGTTAACGAGGGAGAGTGAGAACATTAGAAAACTTGTAGAGAATGGATGGACCTTAAAACAGATTGGTAAAAAATACAATATCCCAGAGGTCACAGTACACCTAAACCTTTATAATATAATAAAACTAAGTGTTAGCAGGGGTGAGTTTGGATACAAGAAAGAGGAAGACTTTCAAACTGAAGAAGAAATGTTAAAACCAATAAAATATACTTTTAATAACTTAAGCGATGACGAAAAAAAAATCTATAACGAGCGAAAAAAAACTGGCTGCCTTGGTAGGTATTTTACCAGTGATGATGGACTTCATGGAGGACATCAGGGACACGTACCCCCAACTATACAGGCAACTTATCAAAAAATCTGGTAATGAATTTATTGCCGAGGTAGAGAAGCTTGGTAACACTATTTATTCAAAAATTGAGCAGGAAAATGATAAAGAAGTAGAAGATTTTTATCAGGAAGTTGTCCATATGGGCAACACCTTTAGATCTTGGCTTACAAATTTATAATTTTTTTTGTGTTTTGAATAGAAAAAATACATAACTTTGTATCTATGAGCAATGTAAATTACGTTAACGGAGTAATGAATGAAATCAACGACCTAACTTGTTGCATTTACGAAGCGTTAATGGACAACGAAAATGAAGAATTGAAATCTAATATTTTAAATTTAATTAAAGTCCTGAAGGACCTCCAAAAAACTCATGAATATATTCCATAACAGAGCACTTGAGCTGTATGATAATACAACTCAAAACATTACCGAGATATCTCGAATAATAAAAAAAGAATTCCCACTAAACGATCTAGAACCAGAAGCATTAAGAATGCAAATCTCT